CTGCTGGTGAGAACCAAGGGAAAGCGAGAAGTCCCGTTCTTGCCATCATTCCAGCAACATCGGCATTGGTTGGAATGTAGACGAACTTATTATTAAATCTATCGAATGTGTACTTGTATCCAGAATCAAACGTCGCGTAAGACGAAGATGATAGTGGACCAAAGTAATTGATTAGATTTAATGTTTGAGTCTCTGCGGTTAAAATTCCACCACCAGCAGCAGCAACCAGATTAGTTCTATGAGCACCAATAGTTGCCATACAATCCTTTCTTGCTTCCACAAGAGAGATAATGTAATTTGCTTTTGCTTGAGATTGTGCTTCTGTAGAACAACCAGGACCCATAATAAAGAAGTCTACTTCGACTTCATCTTTATTAGCAAACAATCCGTATGCAGTAATTAGGTTTGATAATTCTGCCTTGTAACCATCTCCACCAGAACTTTGATAATCGTTACCGCCTAAGAAAGTGTAAGTTTTATTACCAATAGCAAGGAATTGCTTATCCTGTGCGATAGTTCCAGACTGGTTTGTTGAAGCATTATCCTTGGTAAAAGATGCTGCCTTGACTCCAGTATATGCTGTAAATCCAGTTGCAACAGGTGTTGTGCCATGGAAAGCATCTGCTGCTGCCAAAGGATCTTTACCCGCATAGATGTTAGCAGAAAGATCGCGAAGATAATCTTTAAAGTATGTTTTCTGAGGTGCGTTTACATTAGAAACTGTATCGCTTGCCTTAGATAGATCAATGTGCTTCTCAAGGACATTTCCCTTAATACCAGTTACATCTCCAGTGTCATCAACAACCGCAATATGAAGTTGATCGTTTTTGCCTTGTCTATCACTTACATAAACGCTAGTTCCTGGTTTTGGTGCAATTGTGCTCCAATATACCGTAGAGTTTGTAAGACCTAAAGTCTGCTGATCATACCAGTCAACTGCAGTTGTGGGTGTATGTGCAGCACTAACGCCACCAACATCAGAGGTAAAGAAGACCGAATCTGAAGTATCGAAAGATGAGAATCCATCTCCTTCTGCATAATCGATCTCAGTTTCTACTCCAGCAGAGGAAACTCTAGAAACAATCTTGACATCAAGTTTACTAGCACCACCAGTATCGTTAGTTGCTCCAGTGATAATACCTTTTACATATCCGGTAAATACTGCAGTTGTTCCTGCGCCAGGAAGAACTCCAGTAACTGCTGCGGTAATACCCATACCAACTGTTGCACCAAGTCCCGCAAGATTGGTGGTGGTAATTCCCAAAGTTTGGTCTGCAAAATCATCAATATAGCAAACCTTCAAGTTATTCGACCAAGAACCTGGATTCTTAGCAGCATATGTAAAGTCGGTTGCAGTATCGTAATTATTACTATAATCGTCGTAATTTTTAATTTTCAGTGTAGTTGTGTTTGCAACTCCTACACCAGCATTAGCATTTTTTAAATCGGCATCGTCTGCTCTAACAACCTTAAGAACTCCACCATATGAAAGGTAGGACGATGCGCTCATCCAGTATTCATAATGGGCATCAGATGACTTGGGTTCCCCAAATACATTGAGTAAATCTTGCTCGGTTGGAATGTTCGTGACTTCTTCAACAGGTCCAATTTCAAAAGGTGCAGCAATGGCACCAATGTTATCTAGTACATTATCAGCTCTTCCTACTGTTAGGTCAACCTCCCTTATCAGAACTCCAGGAGATAATTGAGGAGTCGCCATGTTTTGATTCTCCGTGGTCTCAGTTTATCTTCAAATATTTATTAATAACTAACTTTTCACAGGGGAAACGAGACGTGAATTACCAATCCGGATATATCCAATCATTCTTGCATTTTTTATTTTTAAGTATTCTTTTTATTGTACAATCTTTGCATTCGTAAGAATATGATGATACAACAGCACCTCTATCCTTTCTTGTTCTGTAAAACCCATCAATTAAATTTTTACTAAGACCGCAACTGCGGCATGTTCTATCTTGTAGAAGTAAATGTCCAAGTTTTATTTGCCCATCTAAATCCATTACCGATAATCCCACATATAAGACATGTCACCATATTCACCAACGGAAGCATTGGACCAACGATCACCCTGAGCATCAACAAAACTATCTTCACCCAATCCATCATTTAAGAATCCAAATGGTGCCATGTCCTGTTCAATTTGATTTTTTTGTTCCTCATACAATCTTTTTCTAACATCCTGATCTGTTAGTTCTTTAAAGTAATCCATCTGGACTAACCAGGCATAAATGACAAGACACATAGCAAGGTCATCATTACAACCTTCTTCAGCCTCAAATGAATTATGTTTGGATATAAATGTTGTTAACTCGGAAATAATTTCATAATCATTAAAGACAACTTTGTTTTCTTCGATAAGAGTCTTGAGATTGAGTGATCCAACTTTTTTTACAGTCTTGGACATCTTAACTCCCAATTGAGTTTTCTTACCAGAGAATCCTTGTCCTACAATTTGACCTGCTCTACCTCTCATAGAGCACATGAGGAGATTTTGGTACTCTAAATCATATTGCAAAATACTCGCAACTTGATCACCAATATCATTAACTTCGCATAAGATATATGCACTATTATAATTTTTTGCTATCTCGTAAATGATGTTTGGAAACAGCATTGGTTTGATATCATTATTTCTATATTTTGCAACTATCTTATGTGGAAACTCTGTAATATCGACACAAATAAATGCTGAATAATCTTCACCAACTCCCCTCGCAACGTCAACTGTCATGACATAATCATGATCCTGTATCGGATTTTCATATACATCCAATCCAGCATTTCTCTGTATTGGATTGTCATAGATTAAAGTTCTTAATTTGCTTGGAGCAATTAGAGTATTGACTGATCCTAGGAACTCACACTCAAACTCAACTTTAAATTGTGCTTCTGAAGTGTTTGCAATTGTAGTCTCTCTCCACTTCTCATCTCTACCTGGAACTTCAGACCAGTGAACATCTGTTGGAATATACTCATTTTTACCTTTCTCCGCATCATGCCACATGCGGTAGAAGTGATTCATACCATGCGGTGTGGATACAATAATTACTTTTGTGTTTTTACCAGAAGTAATAGTAGGATAAACAGATGCAAAGAACGAGTCTGCAACATGGTTTGGAACGAATGCAAATTCGTCGAGGAAGAGGATATTGAAAGACATGCCTCGGACAGCACTTGCAGACGTAGAAGCTGCCAATATCTTACTGCCATTTTCTAACTCCAGTGATCCCTTGTTCCATGCAATAATACCCTGCTGCATCCATTTGGGCAAGTTCTCATATGCAGTCTGTAACCTTCCTAGAAGTTCTCTAGCAGTCGCTGCTTTGTTAGCAAGGATGCCAATATTAACAGAGTCATTGAATACCGCATAATGAAGAAGATAAGACACAACTGTAGTACTTTTGCCAGTTTGACGGGGCATTTTACAGATGTTAAATCTATTTTCATGGAAGTTGTTAATTAACTTTTCTTGGAAATGATAAGGATGAAACTGAGTAAGACCTTCATCAAGAGAAACAATTTTTATATACCTGTTAGCAAAATATACAGGATCTTCTTTGCATCGCATAAACTCAAGAATTTGTTCTTGAGTAAATTCAATTGCAGTATTTGCTTTTTTTAGATTAGGATTACCAAGGTATACATTATCAGGCATAATTTATCAACAGTTCCAAGCTCTAAGTGATTTGTTAATTCTACTGTCAGGATCTCTTGCAGTTTTAGCAGACGTTAATTTCTTCTTCATTCCTTTCATTCTAGCACAAAACGATGCTCTTCTTTTGTTGCCTTTCTTTTTAGATGGTGCTTTCAGGTCAGAACCAGGATTCTCTGCTTCATAAGACTTACGCCCCTTTTCATTAAGACCACCTTCTTTATTCTTACCAGACTTTTTAGTCCATGCCGCACCTTCTGAGTGAAGCACTGGTTCTCCTGGTTCATAATCCGAAACCTGATAAGATCTTACTTTACCACCGGGATAAACTTTTTCAATTTGATCTTGAATGTCAGATCTACTTGGAATTCTTACCGAGGGGAAGAACATTTTAATACTATACATCTTACCTCTAAATGTGAGGTAAACCATTATGATATTTCCAGTTTTTCTAGGAACTTGTACTGCCTCATCTACTTTCTCAAGTGCTGGACATTCTTTAGCACCATGAACGGGGCACTCCTCCCCTTTATGATTATGCATACATCCTTTCTTTTCATCAATCTGTTCAACTTCTTCTTTCTTCACGCAATTCGGATATCTCTTTCCAAACATCGTCTTCATACCTTTTTTGGTATATCCTTTCCAACACTTTTCATCAAGCATTTTTGATCCAAGACCTTCAGTTGGTTGTAAAGGTTCTGGTGTAATTAAATCCGTAAATTCATATTCGGTTGGTCTATAATCAGATCTCCAATTGGAAAACTCTTCTTTTTTAGTTTTATTACCCCAGTTAGCAGCACCTTTCTTACGGCACTTGACTAAAGCACCGGAAGCATATGCAGAAGGCCATACGGAATAACGAGATTTGACCTTGTGATAGCAGGCATCCTTTTCTCCTGCTGCTTCTTCAATGTCAATTTCATCTCCAACTTCTACATTATTTTCAGCAAACCATCCACGATTAACTTCTAATGCACAAATAATTTCATAATCCGATGAAACTGGATTTGTATCATTTGGTTCTAATTGCTTAATACTTTCAATAATTCCATCTTCTCTAATAAAAGCAATATCAAGAGGAATTTTTGTTTCGGTCATATGGAATGACTGCTTACATACTTCATCAAAGATGAACAGCATTCCACTATTATTATCTAAACTTTCTCGGAACATCAACCCAAGATTAAAATCTCTAATCTCTGTAGGAACCTCAACCTGAAGAGGTAAGGTTGTAAATTCCTCAGTTTTATAATCTTTGCCAGTTTTAATTTTATCCATTACAGAAGCACGACCATGCTTGTCCTGCTTATGGCGAATCATACGCTTATAACGATCAAACTTATCATTACCTTGCTTATCAAGCATATCTTTTTCTAGGATGGTTTCTTCTGTCTTCACGTTAATTGCCTTCCCTGATCTATTTGGATTTGGATCTTTTGCATTTTTTCTACGAAACGCTGCTTGCTCTTCATCTTTAGAGAGATTGCGTTTCATTTTACTGGAACCACACTTTGGTTTTGTAGTTTGTCCTGGTTGCTTGGCACAAGGTTTTCCAGCGTATTTCCCACCCAGTTGAACCCAACCAGGCTTGCCATCACAAGACTTACTCTTGCCAAACCAGTCACGCAGAGAAGAATCACCACTTTTCGATTCACTTACTCCTCCACCATTAC